TGTTCTTTCACTACTTTAACAGGCCCAAGGGTTATATAGCTCTGTCCATTCCTGTATGATTCTGCAACAATAAGAATAAAATCATATTTTCTTTCAGTTTTTGCATGATGATGGGAAAAAAGGCCAAGTTCAGCAAATGACCCGTCACTGTCGGCAATAAGGACAACAGCTTCAACTTTATTCAGCAATAGTCTTTCATTTGTCTGCGCATCAAATCCATATTCATTTTGTAGATGCTCAAGCCCTTCATCTTCACCAAGGATGACAATAAACCCGTCACCTTCGAGTTTATCTTTCATCATTTTCCGTAATACAGCACTCTTTCTAATTTCTCTTCCCGTATCGACGCCCTTCATTGTTGGGCCACATAAAAACACATTAAAATCTCTCTCTCCCAGAGCTGCTTCGATCTCGTCGGTATGAATTCGGATGAGGTTACTCACTGTTCGAGCTCTTGATGATTTTTGACAGGAATTGGTGGCATGCTTTGGTTTGGATAGTCCGTAACTTCAATACCGACATACTGTAGCTAAGGAATTTTCACATGCTATGTCAATTAATTTGAGCCGGTTTGTTTATTCTTTCGCCTCTCCAACCATAACGCCTGCGCAGCCTGCTGGGCGAAGATTTCAACGGAGGGGGACGGCGACTCGCGGAGCCAGTGCTTGATGAGCACGGCGTATTGCGAGAGGCCGTTCCCCTCCAGTTCCTGCAAGCTGCGCTGGATCAGTTTCCCAGGTCGCCGAACCCGCAGCTGCCCATGAGCGCGCCGCCAAAGGTGGAGGCGAGGCCGGGGTAGTCGCGCAGGGCTTCCTGGAGCGCGCCCTTGTCGTCCGGGTGGACGGTCTCCATGATCAGGTTGGTGAAGGCCGTGGCCGCGTTCTTGAGCGCCGTCTTCTGCACCCGGTTGGCCTGCTGGGTACTGGGCCGCTTGAAGCGGAACTTCACCTCCACGTCCTCCCCGGCAAAGCGGTCGAGGAAGCTGTGCCGCAATGCAACGTACTGGCCAGTCGTGTCTTCGGTCTGTTCTTTCATGCTCTTTCCTTTTCTCAGGTTGGGTGTCACGCCGGGGCTAGAGGGCGTCCCGGCCATTCCACTTGATGGGCTTGATGCAGGTGAAGTCGCACTTGACCACGCCCGCGTTGTCGGCGTCCTGGCTTGCGCCGCTGTCCTGCTTGGTGATCTTCACGGCAGGGAGCGAGTCGGTCCTGGTGGCCAGCCCGTCGTTGCCGTAGCTGACCACGATCTGGAAAAGGGCGCCCTTGTAGACCGAGCCGCCCAGGGCGTTTTGCAGCAGTTCGAACTCGTCGCGGTCAAGGCTCATGCTGCCGCTGGCCTTGTAGTTCTTGCGCCCGTAGCCGCGCGGGGCGCTGCCCTTGCCATAGCGCGGCTCGATGCCGCGCTCATCGCTGTAGCTGATCTCGGTCACGCCCACGGCCACGCCGCCCGGCAACTGAATCTCGACACCTTCCCAGTCATACAGCACGCCGTTGACTGCCATTATTGCGCTCCTTCAAGACGCGGGTCGAAGTTGGACCCGGCATAGGTGTACCGCGCGAACAGCTTGATCTTGCGGATGATCGGGATGCCGATCAGGTCCATCTCCACGGCCACGCCGTTGTTGGCGATGTCCTGGCCTGCGGGGATTTCCACCACCCGGTCCGCCAGCTCGGCGGGACGGGCGCGGGTCATGGTGTCCAGCGCGTTTTCGATGCTGGCCTTGAGGTATTCCAGCCCGCTGGCTCCGCCCTCGCGGGTCGGGTCTCCGGCCTCGTCGTACATGCCCTTGAGCGCGGCGATGCGGGCCAGCCGCACGGCCTTGAAGGTGGTGCGCAGGATCTCCTCGTAGCGGAAGTCGCTGGTATCCTCGGCCAGGGTGCGCGAGTCGCCCCAGTAGGGGGACGAAAGCCCCGCATAGCTCTTGGCCGTGACCGCGCCTTCGCGCTCCAGCATGTACTGAATGCCCTCGTTCCAGCCGTCGGGCAGCGTGCCCTGGGAGATACCGCCGTCCTTCACCCGGCCCGTGGCCCGCTGCACCGGGATGGACAGCACGCGGCCCACTTGCAGCCCGCCCCAGTTGCGCAGCTTGCGCAGGCCCGTGGAGTCCGCCACCTCGCCAAAGGCGGCGATGTTCTGCACGAAGCGGTGGGCATAGCCCGCGCCCTCGGCGATCCAGGACGCGGCCCAGTCGTTCAGATCCTCGCCATCGCGCGGCAGCCGGTACTCGGTCTTGAAGTAGGTGGGCCGGTGGGCGTTCCACAGCTCGTCGGCCTTGGCTCCGCAAGCGGCCCAGTCCACGGCGTCCGACGGCCCCACGATGTGGACGAACTCCACGTCGTAGAGCTCCAGCGGGGTGTCCAGGGCGGTCATCACCGCCGAGATGGACGGCACCGGGGCGTTCAGGCGGCACGAATACTCGGTGCCCACAACCATGGCTTCGTCGGGCGCGACAATGGTCACGCCGGTGGAACCCACCGGGATCGCGCCGTCCACCGGGACGGTGCGCACCGCGCCCCAGTTGTCCCCGCCGTCCTCGGAGAGCTGATAGGTGCCCTCGTTGCGCCCGCCGCCGGAGACGACGCGCAGCACGATCTCGGCAGCCGCCAGAACCGTGCCGGACACGGTGATGGCCGGGCCGCTGCCCACCTGCCCCACAGGGCCGACAGGGCCGCGCACGGTGACGGCGTAGCGGTCGCCCAGGGTATGCGCGCCCGAGGCAAGGGTGAGGACCGCGCCGGACGCGCCCAGCGTGATCTGTCCGTTGGCGGGCGTGCTCGTGGCATTCTCCCAGGTCGCGCCGCCGTCGAGCGAGAGCTTGTAGGTGGCGGTGCCGAGCTGGCCGTCGGTGACGATCTCCACCACGGCGTCCGCATTGGCGCTGCCCAGGCCGGACGCGCTGGCTTCCGGGCCGATGCCCGTGTGCCTGACAGCTCCCACATAGCCGCCCGGCAGCCCTGCCACAGGCACGGCGATGACCACCGGCTCCTGGCCGCCCGTGGCAAAGATGTCGCGCAGCCGGTCCACCAGCGGGCCGACGCCGAGCAGGCCGGTCAGGTCGCTGCGTTTGCCCAGCAGGTAGCCCTTGCCGACCTGCCCGGTGGAGCAGACTCCGGCGATGATGGCCGTGCCCGACACGCTGCCGGGCGCAAGGCCGCTGGTGCCGTCGATCAGATATTCAATGACATCGTTCATGGGGCCTCCCTAGATTTTGCCCCCGCCCTGGGGACGGGTGCGGAAGGTTGCCAAGGCGGTCTCAAAGTCCGCCTCGGTGATCTGCTTGCCTTGGACCCAGCCCGTGGCCTGGCGCAGGGCCGCCAGCTCCCATGCGGGCAGCGCGGCGGCGTGTTCCTCAAGCGGCTTGAGCGGCTGGGGCCGGTCAGTGGTTTTCTTGCTGGCCATTGTCGATCTCCCTGTAGTTGGGGGTGATGGTCACGTCGCGGATGAGCGGGATCTCGCTGTCGCGGGTGGTCATGCCGGTGAACGTGACGAAAAACGTCTTGGACCTCTTCTTGAACACTTCCACCATGCGCCGGGTGAATCCGCCGTACTCGGCCTTGTCCACGGCCACGCGCACGGTGTTGCCCGCCTCGTCCGTGGTCCGCTTGGGCAGGGCCGCGCAAAAGGCGGCGGCAAAGGCGCGTAGCCAGGCGTCGTCGTCCGCTCGGATGGCGGCGCGTACCGGCAGCCGGACGGAGTGAATCTCCCGGCGCAGGGTGCGGTGGGTGTCCTCGCTGCCCGTTGTGGGCCGCTTGCCCACGGGCCTGCCCGTGCGCCGGTACTGCTCTGGCAGGCAGGAGACCTCCACCCGCCGCTTGGGCAGGTCCGGGCCGTCCTTGTCCGGCGCATGGAGCACGGCGGTCTCGGGCAACCCGGCTGCCACAGCGGCGGCCCTGATGATGGCAAAGGCGGTCGTTCTCACCGGCCACCTCCCAGGACGGCCACCATGTGGTCGCGGATGATGGCGCGGGCCTCCTTGATGTCGTCCTCGGAAATGCCGATGTACGGGCGAGCAGGCAGGGTCACGGCATGGCCGCGTCCGGCCTTGCCGCCGAGTTGGTGGATGCGGGCGTAGACCACATTGCTGCCCACCGCGACCTGGGCCGGGCTGGCCTCATAGCCGATGGAGCCGCGCAGCCGCCCGGTGTCCACCAGCGTCTTGCCGCCCTCCTGTTCGGCGCGTCGGGATGGCTCCCAGCTCTCGCCGTCAGGCCCCTGGCTCGCGTCGAAGCGTTCCACGGTGGAAGATGTCAGGGCTTCGCCGATCTCGGCCATGACGCCCTGGATTCTGGCCGCCCCGGCCACGGCGCTGCCGACCATGCGGTCCATGCCGTTCCAGTCCAGTTTGAAGCTCGTGCCGCCCATGGCTACCACCGCTTGAGCAACCCCGAGGGGGGCCGGGTGACGACCATGGTTTCCGAGTCCACGCGGGACTCCTCGCCCAGCTCCTTCAGGCCGATGTCCAGCCTGCCTTCGCGGATGGCTTCCAGGTCTTTGACCGCCTGCCGGTATTGGGTCTGGAGCGGCACCCACTCGTTGTTGCTGCCGCCCTCGGTGGCCATGACCGAGGTGATGGCCCCCACGATGCGGTAGGCGGTGATGACCGAGGCGATGCGGGTCAACGTGCCCGGCACCTGCCTGAGGGGCAGCTCGAACCTGGCGCGCAGGGCATCGTCGATCTCCCCGGACACGTTGCCGATGGTTTTCTCGACGATGCCGGGCGTCTGTTCCTCGGCAGCGGCCAGGTACGCATCCAGGACGTAGTCGGTCAGATCGGCTCTTTGGCAGTACACAGGTGCCTCTCTCGTTCGTTTTGGACTGGTTTTGAACTAGTTCAAGCTGGCTGGCCCGGCCCACGGCCCGCAAAGCGTGTTCGATGCGCTTGCGGGCCGTTTTCGGGATCTCGGCCTAGTTGAGCACCACGGCCTTCATGACGCTCTTGGGCGCGACAGCGGGCAGGGGCTTGGAGTGGGCGATGAGTTCCAGGTTGCCGCCGCGCTTTTCTTCGATGGGTTTGACGAACAGGGGCAGGGGCTGGAGGTTGGCGTCCAGGTCGTCCAGCGCGCCGTAGTAGAGGGCGGTGGCCCCCACCGTGTTCATGCGGATCTCCTTGTCCGCCAGCTTCTGGACCGTGCTGCCGTCCTTGGGGTTCTTCCAGGCTTCGCTCATCTCGTAGATCTTGAACTTGCCCAGGATGATGGCCCCGTCGTCCGCCAGCCGGGCGGGGAACTTGCTCTCCTTTTCGGACTCCAGCAGGTTCAGCAGCGTGCCGTAGGCCAGGGCTCCGGCGTGGACGAGCTTGTCCCCGCCGTACCCGGAGCGGTCCAGGTCCGTGGCCATGGCCCGCAGGAGGTTGTAGACCTTGGCGCGGGTGATCTCCGCATGGTCCCACTTGGCGTCGACGGTGACGTTCTTGGTCTGGATGGACTCCCCGCCATAGGCCACCGAGTATTCCTGGTAGGTGCCGCTATCCAGCAGCATGGGGAAGAGGATGCGACCGTCAAAGGCGCACTGGGCGGCCATGGCCTCGGTGGAGAGCTTGACCGATTTGCGAAGCGCCTCAATCTTGCGCCGCGCCCACTGCGCCCTGGTCTGCGGGTTGCCCAGCTTGAGGTTGTTCAGGCTCACCGCATCGACCTTGGACGCGATCTTGAGCGGCAGAGGCTCCACATAGGTGCCCACCGAAGACGTGTCGTTGAGCATGGCGGGCTGGCCGCCACGGGAGACCACGGGCATGACGCCGATGTTCTGCAGCAGCTCCTCCACGGGGATGACCGGGCTGTCCAACTGCTGGCGCACGGACTCCGGGAAGAGCCTGTCGAGTACCGTGCTCGGCGTGGGCGTCGAGGTTTCGATCACCTTGGCGATCTTCGCGGCGGTGAAGTGCTGTTTGAGAGACAGGATCAGGGACATGATTCCTCCTTACGCGGGCCAAGGCCCGATGAATTCCATTTCGGCCAGGGCGTCCGCCGTGGCCGGATCGCCGCTCGGCATGACCAGCTCGGCGGTGTTCACGCCCCCGGCTGTGACCGCTTCCGCGTCCACGGCTCCGGTCTCCGCGTCCCGCACAAGGCAGCCCCGGCACCAGTGGGTGCAGTGGGCGACCACGGCGGCCTCGTTCGCCGGGGCGGCGTTGCAGGTGACGGTGATGTCGCCGGTCAGGTAGTTGACCTTGCCCGAGCCGCCAGCGTCGCCGGTCAGCTCGCCGAACCCGTCGTCGGTGAAGGTCTCCACCCCGTCCGAGACCGTGACGGAACCGGCCTGGACGAACTTGCCCAGGTTGCCGGTGAAGGTCTTTGCGGCCCCGTCGCCCAGACCCACGTCAATGGTCTGGGGGATTCCGTAGGGGTACAGCGTTTTCCCGGCGGACAGGGCCACCAGCGTCCCGGCCATCAGGGTGACGACGGTGGGCGCGGCGAGCCGGAAGGTGCGGACCACATGGCCGCTCCCCACCAGGATCTGGGTTTCACGTTTGTTCGTGGTGCCAAGCACTGCATCGTGTGCCATGTTTCCTCCGTGGTTAGAATTTGCGGGCCAGGGCGTTGCCGTCGAACTCCGGGGCGTCCTGCTGACCGCCTGCCGGGGCGGCAAACTCGGTGAACAGGCCGTGTTCGCGGCGCTCGGCCATGAAGCTCAGGAAGTGCTCCACCAGGGGCTTCTTGCCTTCGCCCTCGCTGAAGCTCATTTTCTTGGGATCACCGCCGTCCATGGCTTCGCAAAAGGCCAGGGCCTTGTCCTTTTCGGCGGGCAGGAGCCTGCCGTCCTCCACCAACTTGTCCACGCGGGCCGTGAGCGCGGCCTTGCGCTGCCTGGCCGCCTCTTCGGCAAACTCGCTTTCCTTGGCCTTCAGGTCGGCCTCGGCCTTTTCGCGGGCTTTCCGGTCAGCGTCGGCCTGGGCTTCCAGCTCCTTGACCCTGGCTTCCAGTTCCTTGGTCATGTCGTCCTCCGGTGCCGGATCGTCCGGCGGGTTCGCCGGTGCGTCCGGCTCGTTGAAATTGATGTCCACGGTCAGCCCGCCCTCGTCCTTGAACTCGACGCGGCCCAGTCCCTTGACCGCCGGGGGCACTGCGCCGAGCAGGCCGAAATGGCGGATCTTCAGATCGGGTGTCAGGCTGAGGCTGCCGTACTGATAGGCCCCATTATCCACGGCCTGCCGGGCTTCGTCCGAAACCCGTGCGAACTGTGCCTGCAAAGTTCCGCCGTTGTTGCGCACCTCTTTGATCCAGCCCTGGGCCGGGTCGCTGTCCTTGGGGTGGCCGAACACCACGGGCGGGTCTTCGGTGCGCTGGTTGAAGTTCTCGACGATCCGGTCCAGGTCGCCCTCGCTCCAGGTCCGCTGCCGCCCGGCGCTGTCGGTATGGGTGCCGGTCCGAAATAGGTTGATCCATTTGGTCATGTTGACCCTCCATTGGTTTGTGGCTAAGAATGAAGCTGTCGGGAGGAACCGGCGGCGTACCCTGAACCGGCTCCGAGGCCGGGTTGAAGCAAGGGTGTCGCCAGCTGAAGAGGCTCGGAACTACTTCAGCTCCTCTCTGAACAGCAGCCTTCCATTCCTCTTTTTCTCCAAGTATTTGAGGAGATCGCGCTCCGACTTGCCGAGCTTGGGCGTGTAGCTGGTCGCCCCGGCCCAGTGCCGCCCCCCGACAAGGTGAAACACGGCATAGCCGCCGACCTTGCCGTCCTCGCCCGCAAACAGGCGGATGAGGTTCAGGCACGGGCGGCTCTTGCCCTGGATATTCACGGCGGTTTCCCACACCTCGAACGGGTCGAGGATCGTCCTGGCCAACAGCTTGACGAACCGCTCGCGTCCTTCCTTGCGGACCTTCCACCCCGCGCCCGTTCCCTTGTCCCGGATGAAGAAATCCTTGCTGATCACCACCGGGATGTTGCCGGGCAGGGCGTGGACCATGCTCTGGTTGATGCCCTTGAGGCCGAACTCGGCCAGGAATTCCCGGACATACGCCTCGCTCGAAAGCCCTTTGGGCAGGATGTCGTTCTTGCCGATGCGGTGAATGTGTCGCGGGTCCAGTAATTTGAGCGGCGGCTTGCACAGATCGTCGGCTGCATGGTCGCGGAATCGGCACAGCGCCCCGTTGGGCAGGTCTTTGAGCGTTCCCTCAAGTTCGGTCGGGGCCAGGCCCGAAAGCCAGTCCTTGCCCACGTTGGTGGACCACCCCCTGTCCGGCAGCGGGGTGACCAGGGATTCCATCCCGGTGGCCGGGTCGACCACGCGGATGGTGTCCGGGATCTCGGTCTGGACCGTCAGCCCCCGTCCCTTGACCTGCCGCTCCGACAGGGTGACCACCACGCAGCGGCAGGCAAAGCCGTTGGGCGGATACCAGGTGTCCCAGAACGGGTGGTCGTGCGGGTAGACCAGCCCGTCCACGGCCAGGTGCGTCTGCCGGGTGCGGCGGTCGCGCACGGCCACCAGCTGCCAGTAGGGCCGGGCCTTGGCCACGCGCGTCATCTGCTCGTAGCGTCCGGCCATGTAAGCGCTCTGGATGTTGGTGCGGAAGATGTTCTCCACCCGCCACGCCTTGTTGCCGGTCCACCCCTGCTGTTCGATGATGCCGCCGATCCGGCCCTTGAAGTCGGCCAGGGTCTCGCCCTCTTCCAGGGCCTTGCCGATGGCCGACTGCACCGCGCCCACCTGATCCATCCGGGCCAGCCCAGACACGGCAAAGGCCCGGCTCCGTGCGGACGCCTCCAGCCGCTTAAAATCCTCGGCAGAGACCGGGGCCTTGTTGCCCCAGTATTTGACGGCCTCAGCCGGGGCCAACGGTTCAATGGTGACGGGCATCGCGTTCCTCCTGGCAGGCGACGCACAGGCGAACGCCGGGGATGGCGGCTCGCCGGGCGTCCGGGATGCTGTCTCCGCATTCTTCGCAGGCGTGCAGCGAGGGGCCGCGCCCTGACCGCTCCCGCCCTTCAAGGGCGATCCTCAGGTGCAGGGCCTGAATCTCCTGGGCCAGGTCGCATTCATCGGCCATCGGCTGCCTCCTGGGCGGACGCTGTGCCAAAGACTCCCGCATTGAGCATGATCCGGGCGAGCAGCTCAGTGAGATCGTCGGCGCTGGCGTCCTGGCCGAGCAGCTCGGCCAGCATGATCTGCATGTCCTCAAAGCTCTCCGCGCTCTGCACGATTTTCTCAATTTGGGTGGACAGCCTCGCATTGGCCTTGACCGCCTCGGGCAGGATGTCCGCCACGGCCTGGTCCACCACGTCCTGCATGGCCCCGGCGTCCGCGAATTCGATGGGCGCGGCGTGGTCCGCCGGATTGGCCGCCAGCGCGCCGTCCAGGTCGAATTCGTCCTCGGCCAGCCCGTAGCGGCGGGAGAAATGGCTCTTGTTGAAGCGCACGCCCATGCCGTGGAGCTTGGTGTCCAGGTCGGCTTGGGCGTCGTAGTCTTCCGGCTCGTTGTAGCCGAAGACTGGGGCGATGACGCCCGCCTGGGCGTTCACGGCGCGGTAGATGAGCGCGATGTCGTTCATGGCGCTGACCACGAGGAACTGGTCGGCCTCGGCCATGTCCCCGCCCACGCTGTAGTGGGTCTCGCTGGCAGCGCGGCTACCGCTGCCGTCCATCTCGGCGGTCAGGGTCTGGCCCATGAGCACCTTGGAGATGGCCTTGTCCCAGCGCCGCAGATACGCCTCGTGCAGGTCTCCGGCCTTGCCGGACGCGCTGGCCAGCTCTACCTCGGCCCCGTTGGGCAGCACCGCCACCGCGTCCTGGACCATGGCGGCCAGGTCGCTGGCCATGCTCATGCGCTCGGTGCGCGATGCATTGCGCGGAGCCTTGGCCAGCACCCAGGGCATGCCGAACTTCTCGCAGAAGCGGGTCAGGAATTCGATGCCGCCGCGCTTGAAGGCCACGGGCCAGAGGCAGCGCGAGAGCAGCCGCAATCCGTAAGGGTTCTCAAAGGTCGGGAAGTGGCGGACCAACACGAACTTGCCGGGCGGCAACGGGCGGTTGTCGCCCACCATGTCGCCGCAAAAGACCGGCTTGTTGCGGTCGTCAAAACCGAACCACTTGCGCGGCTTGGCCACGATGTCCGCCAGCCGCAGCCGTCCCCCGCGCGGCTCCCACATGAGTTCCAGCACGGTCAGGCCAAAGAACGGCGCGTCCAGGATGCAGCTGAACACGTCGCGCAGGTTGATGGCCTCAACATCTTCCACCAGCGCGTCGCAGAGCCTGGCCGAGTCGGCGGTCACGTCGTGCCCCAGGGCCTGGCCGGGCGCGAAGTCATAGTCCTGCTTGTTGAGCACCCGCAGCTTGCGGTTCTGCATGGCCATGCAGATCTGGTCGTCAGCGGTCAGGTCATCCAGCACGCTGGAAAACTCGCCCCGCTGGGCCAGCACCGGGTCAGGATCGGGCAGCAGCCCAAGAAAGCCCGCAAAGTCCGTCCCAGCCGCCATGCGGGTGGCGAACTCGGTGGTCAGGTCAGGCTTGTGCTGGCTGAAATTGATGGGGTTGCCCCTGGCGTCAAAAAGCGTTGGCATCAGTATCCTCTCATGATGGCGTTGGCGCGATTCACCCCGCCGGTACAGACATCCCAATCCCCGGCTCCCGGCTCGAATGTCCGGGCGGCGAACAGGGCCAGGGCAAAGGCGATGGCCGAGTCGCCGTGGCGTTTGCCCGCGTCCCTGCGGTCCGTGGTGCGGGCGTCGCGGGGTACTTTGGGTACGCCCTTGACCACCTTTACGGCCCGGAAGTCGTCGAGGATGTCGTCGTTCTTGGGGATGATCACGGTGCGGTCTTCCAGGGCGGCCTTGGCCGGAGGCCAGTTCTCCAGGTTCCACCCTTCGGCGAAATGGACCTGCTCAATGATGTCCGGCCCGAACTCCTGACGGGCGCGCTCGGCCAGGAACGCGCCGTTGCCGCCCTTGTCCAGCGCGCCGCCGCATAGCTGGGGCAGCCCGTTGCCCACATGGAACAGAGCCTGTTCCTGTTGGGAGAAGGGGCAGTCGCGCAGCTCCAGGACAAAGGGGGTTCGGTAGGTCAGGCCGGGCGCTTCGGTCAGCGGCCAGATGCAGGAGAGGTCCACGTTGCGCCCGAAGTCCTCGCCGAACCAGCACGGCCTGTCGGGCATTGCCGCCAGCAGGGGCTTCAGGTTCTCGCGCAGCCAGTCGCGCATGTCGCGGTGGCGCTGCTCGTCCGGCCAGTCCACAAAGTTCGCGGCGGGCGGCTCCCAGCGAATGACCGGAATGGCCGGGTCCATGCATGCCTCAATGGTGGTCCGCACTAGATACGCGCCGCCGGACTTGGAGGGGATGCAGAACAGTTCCTCGTCGGCTCCGTCGCCGTAGAAGCGGATGATCTTTTCCCGCCACTCGGCCTGTCCCTGCTCGCTCCAGGTCGCGCCGGTACGTTCGCAGATGCGGCGGTACAGCCCTTCGGCAATGGCACGGTCAAAGTCGCAACGCAGCACGGTGTAGGGCAGCCGCCCGGACCGACAGTCCTGGATGAGCTGGTTGAAGGCGTTGTCGTCGCCGTCGTGGGTGGAGATGATCAGCACCTTGCCGCCCCACACGGTCAGGGCCAGCGCGGCCTTGAGCAGCTCGTCGAGATCGTCGTGGAACGCGGCCTCGTCGAGAATGACCAGCCCCTGCATGCCGCGCAGGGAGCGGGGGCGGGACGGCAGGGCCACCACGCGGCCATGCCGAAAATCGACCCGGAACGCCTTGATCTGCTGGTCCGGGTCGCCGGTATCCTGCCAGAGGGTTTCCCCGACCACCGAGGCGCCGAGTTCCAGCGTCCGCCCGGCATCGCCCACGTATTCGATGAACTCGCGGGCCATCTCCAGGTTGTAGCCCATGTAATAGACGTTCATGCCGCCCTGGGCCTTGGACTTGGCCGCGTACTCGGCGGCAACCCAGCTTGCGCCCCAGGAGTAGCCGGTGCGCCGGGACTTCTCCACGACCACCACCGACGACTCCTTGAGGGTGGTGCGCAACTCGTGCTGATAGGTGAGGAGTCGAATACCCATGCTTCTACCTCAGCGCGTCGAGCATGCGCTCAATGTTGTCGCCGGACACGCCCCGGCCATCGTCCTCGGTCGGGCCGCCCTGGACCTTCATCTCCGCCACCAGCTCCAGCGCCTTGCGCACGTCGCCCACGGCCTTGAAGTCGAGGTCTTCCGGGCTTTGCAGCAGCCGGTTGAGCTTGAGTTCCACCGCCTCCTCAAGGGCGGCCACGGCGTCTTCGGGCGAGCGGATCGTGCGCAGCCCGTGTTGCCGGGCGGCTTCCATGAGCTTTCTGGCGCGGGCGGCTTCGGCCTGTTTCATGGCCAGGGTTTCGAGGCTGGCCACGGCAAAGCCGGTCTGGGCGTCCTTGGACTCGATCAGCCGCTTGAGCATGACCGAGCGGGCCAGGATGGTGTCGGCCTGGAGGTCGGCCTCGGCCTGGGCCAGCTTCTCCCGCTTGTCTCGCCACTCGTATTTCTCGGACCAGCGCTTGAGCGTGGACACGGCCACGCCGGTTTCCTCGGCCACCTGCTCGAAGGTCAGCCGGGCCACGCAGTAGAGTTCCTGGGCCTGCCATACGGCCTCGGGCGGGTATTCGCGGCCCTGCCGGTCCATCACGCGCCTCCAATGTCGGGCGAGGGCCGCTTGACGCCGGGCACGGTGGTGTAGCCCCGCGCCACGTCCTCGCCCCGCTCGGTCAGGTGCGCCACATGGCAGCCGCTGGTGCATTCGACGCGCGCGAGATCCTGCTCGGCCAGCCAGGCGAGCTGGGTGCGGATGCGGTCGCGAGACGGGCGGAACCCGTATTTCGGGACCAGGTCTTTGATCATGCTGTCATTGAGCGTGTAGCTCGGATGCTCCAGCAGCAGGCGCAAAATGGTGATGCGCAGGTGCTCGGCGACCACGTTTCCGTAATCCATCTACTTGCCTCCATTGAGCAGGAAATCTTCATGTCGGGCGACCACGCGCTCGACCCGTTCCACGATGCGGCCCAGCCCTTCGATCTTTTCCCCGGCCACCTTCAGGTCGCCGCCAAAGGCGCGAAGGGTCAGGGCCAGCTCGTGGAGCACCTTTTCGCTGGGCACGTTTTCAAGGCACGCTTCGGCCTTGGTGATCCGCCGTTCAAGCTGCGCCATCTGCCTGCGCTGCTCAAAAAGGATCTTGCCGAGGAACGCGGCGAACGGGAGGACGACCACCTGGGCGATACGGAGGATGATGTCGAAGAGTTGCATATCCACGGGCTATCTCCGCATCAGCCTGAGGGCCTTGTCCATGGCCGTTTCCGGCTGGATGCCCATCTCTCCGAGCTTCTCCTGGGTCCGGTGGCCGGTGTAGGCCCGGTACATGAGCAGGAAGGTGCCGGACACGGTCGGCAGCGCCCACTTGAGCACGTCGATGATGAACTCGGCCTCGTCCTTGCTGATGGTCGAGCTGAAGGCCGAGGCAAAGGCCACGCCCACACAGGAGAAAATGAGCAGGAAAGACCCCTTGCCATACCAGCGCAGCAACTGGGGCCGGGTGCGGCGGACATACTCGTCGGCGGATTCGATCTCGGCCTTGGCCAACCTGCGCCCGCCCTCCACGTCCTCCAGGTCCAGCTCGCGCAGGCGCAGCGTGGTTTCAAGCCCGGCCTTTTCCAAGGCAAGCCGCTGCTCGCCGGTCAGGGGCTGCTGCTCGGCCTCCTTGAGTCCGTCCGTGATCTGGCTCACGCCGTCCTGAATCTTCTTGCCCGCCTCGCCGCCGATGGCCCCGGCGATGGTGGCAACGCCTTCGACGGCGGTGACAATCTGCCCGATGCCGGGCACGAACTTGAGCGCGCCCGTGATGAAGTCACCGAATCCCATGGTCCCACCCCCTTCCGGCCTGGCCGGTGGCGTCGATGATCTCCAGCCGGAATGTATCGCCCGGCTTCACCCCGGCGCGCTCAAGGCCAGCCATGAGCCGGTCAAAGGCGCTCCGAGAGGCGGTGACCATCTTCTGCGGGGCCATGCCGGGCCTGGGCGGCGCGGCAGCAAACCCGGTTCCAGGATGGATGCAGCCCTGGGAATCGGAATGCAGCCCGGCCTCGGTATCCCCGGCCCAGTTGCCGGAATGCATGAGGATGTGGCTGCGGCCCGGCACGCCCAGCAGATGCGGGCAAAGGCCATACCTGGGGGACTCGGCCAGCACGCAGGCATACGGCCCCGGCGGAATGCACGAGACATTGGGCCGGTTGTCGCGCCACGGCGGTTCGGCGCACGTCAGCTCGTCCGGGAACGGCTCGGGCGAGAGCATGCTCTGCGCCAGAAACAGCCGCCCGAATGTCCCTTCGTTGCCGGTGTCCACCCTGACAAGGGTAATGGTAATGTCGTTCATGATCGCTCCCTGTATGGCGGGGCCGGATACAGCCCGGCCCTGCCGCTATGCGAGGTTTCCGGGCGATGAACCCGGTTGGTACAGGGAGGAGATTATCGGATTGCCGTGGCGGCTTCTGGAGCCTACGCGAGTGGTGCAAAGAAAAAGCGCCCCGTTTGGGGCGCTTGCGAGACGAAGGGAATGATGCGAACTATTGGGCGAGTCCCTCTTCAATAAATTGCCGGAAATCGCGGGTGAGTTGGTTCTCCTGGCCTTGGCTTCGCATGTATTCCATGCCCAGTTGCCGCAAGTATCCGGGGGTAGTGGCCAATGCCACGGGAAATCCGTTTGCCGTGGTCATCTGGTCATCCAGCTCTTTCACCATGCTCAGCCAGTGGTG